TACTTGAAGAACAAGCTAAAAACGTGTTATATTCTGGTAGAGATATAAAAGAAGTATGGAAACATTTGGGTATGACATTTAAAGCATCTGGTGTACCAGTAGCTGCACCTAAAGATTTCTTACAATTAGAAAGTAAATAATGAATATAGACGAGAACATACAGTATCTCGCATCAACTGATGAAGCCTTTGCTAAAACACAAGCAGAGGTTTCATATGGTGACGATATGCTTAAACATATAAAAGGTACTTTTGTATCTGCGTCCGAAGACTCAGTATCTAAAGCTACCGAAAAATTTTATGCTTCTGTTATTTATAAGAATCATATTAATAAAATGCACAAGTTAAATGTACAATTATTAAATATGAGAAATAAAAGACGAACAGCTGAAATGAATATAGAAGTATGGAGAACACTAGAAGCATCAAGGAGAAAAGGAAATGTCTAAAGAATTATATACATATATAGGACAAGCAATCAAAGAATCTAGACGTACTACATTTAAACATAAGATTATTACACAATCTGAGTTAGCAAAAGTTTGTGGAGTAACTTTTCAACAAATTCAAAAATATGAAAAAGCTAGTAATAAAATACCTTTGGATAAGTTATTAACAATTTCAAAACACGTTAATAAAACATTACTAGATTTTTTACCTGCAGATAATGTAGAAGCAGAAAGAGTAAAACAAGCCAATATTCAATCAGATAACATTGAACTAGAATCATAGTACCTCTATGGTTGGTGGGGGAAGCGAGAGTGGAACCCACCATATAATGTTGACACTTACCGAAATATCCATATATCTGGTATATATGTCAAATAAGGCACTAGGAACACAATTTCATAATCAAGTAATTCCGCAATTTGTGCAGCTGCGTAAAAAATTAAACATCTCACAACTTGAAATGGACGAGATACTTGGTGTAGCCAAAGGTCTTGTTTCAAAGTGGGAGTGTGGTATAAGAAAACCAAGTGGTTGGTTATTCTGTTGTTGGGCAGAAGCACTAAACGCTGAAATAATAATAAAGCAAAAGGAAAAACATGGCAGTTAATCCAGACATAGAACCTCATCAAATAACAAACGATCCAGTTGTAAATGAAGTAGTTGATTTAATTATCAATAGACATTTACAAGGTATGGAAAAGTTTGGCAAAACAATGGCAGCGAATGAACGTCCAATAAATGAATGGGTAGATGAAACCATAGAGGAATTGCTAGATGCAATTCACTACTTAGTTAAAACTAAATCTATCTTTGATAAATTTAAAGCAGATAATAAAAGATTAAAAGCTGCTTTAGAATCATTTGAAAAGGAGTCATTTGTTGATGAAAAACCAAAAGAAGAAAGTTGAGTTAGACGTTACTCCATATCATGTTAGGCAACAGATATGGTATATGTCATTGTTAAGATTTTATAAAAATATAGAGTTTAATGAAAATATATATAACGAGTTTGCTACTAAGCTATTAGCTGGTAAGATCGACCAGAAGACTTTAAAGCAATTAGATAACTTACGAAGGAAGCATAATGAGAAGAAAAGAAAAGACTGGGAAGAAATTAAAAAGAAGAAAGCAACTCGTATGGGACTCAGTTTTAGAAACATATATAGACAAATCAAAAAAAGTTAATGGATATTATATAAATAATGAAAGGATAGAAATATTATATGAAAGAAAAATTTGATCGTAAAAAAGGTATTGGTGGTAGTGACGCTACTAGATTATACAATGGTGATTGGTACGACCTGTATCTAGAAAAAATTGGAGAGAAAGAATCAGATGATCTCTCCAGAGTTTTACCAGTACAGATGGGAGTATATACCGAAGACTTTAATATTCGCTGGTTTGAACAAGAAACAGGAATAAAAGTAGTAGGCGAACAAGTATTTATTAAATCAAAAGAATATCCATTTTTGTATTGTAATATAGATGGAGTACTTCAAGAGAAGAAAGCATTATTAGAATGTAAACACACTAATGCTTTTACTAATGAAGTAAAGACAGCTGAGAAATACAAAGCACAAATACAACATTATCTTATGATATATGGTGCAGATAAAATGTATCTATCAATGTTCTTTGGTAATATGAAATGGGGACTCGTTGAAGTATTACCAGATAAGAAATTTCAAGAACAATTATTAGCTGCAGAAGTATTGTTCTGGCATATGGTACAAACAAAATCACCACCACCAGATTTTGTAGATTTTAATAATTTTGATGAACAAATAAAGGAGCATAATAATGGACGACAAATCATACCCATACTCACCAGGAAGTCAGAAAGTTGATACATCAATAGAAGCTGCTGAACTTATTAAAGCTGGTGCAGATACAATACGTAGAAAAGTATTTGATGTTATTATTAACAAAGGATCTTTTGGAGCAACTGCAGATGAAGTTGCAGATCTGTTGGCGTTAAGCTCGTTTACAGTTAGACCAAGAGTAACAGAACTATATAAACAAAATAAAATAGAAAGAAAAGATAAACGTAAAAATGCTAGTCAAAGATTAGCTTATGTTTATGTAGTTAGTAAAGATCACGTTAATAATCAATATACACAGAAAGGAACGTAATATGAGAACAGGTAAAGAAGAACATTTTTGGATATGGGATCAAGTAAAAAATACTAATCCTAAATATACAAAAGCATTTACAAAGTTTGGTGGTAAAGAACTTACTACCATAGATCCAATGTACCAGATACAAGTTATGACTGGTATGTTTGGTCCAGTAGGAATAGGTTGGTCTTATCATGTAGAGTACACTTATACAGATAAAAATGTATTTGCAGAAGTTACTATAAGATACAGAAAAGAACCTAGGTTAGATTGGAATCAATATGGTCCAGTATCATCTGTACAAGCATTGTACAAAAAGAATGGTGGACTAGATGATGAAGCACCTAAGAAAGCAATGACTGACGCTATGACAAAAGGGTTTAGTCATCTTGGTATTAGTGCTGATGTCTTTCTTGGATTATTTGACAACAACAAATATGTTCAAGAAATGAAAGCTAAGTTCGAAGCACCAAGTAATATTAAAGTCATTAATACAAAGGAGTTAAATAATGATAAACAAAGTAATGTTAATAGGAAGACTGGGAGCAGATCCAGAGATAAAACAAACTAAGAAGGGTGAATCCTTTGCCAACTTGTCTATGGCTACTAATAAAAAGTACAAAGACAAAGAAGGTCAATGGGTAGAAAAAACTACATGGCACAAGATTGTTGTGTGGGATCCAAGACTTGCAGATAATATGCAAAAATATGCAAAGACTGGTACTCAACTATATGTTGAGGGTGAATTAGAAACTAGACAATTTAAAGATTCTAATGATCAAAACAGAATTGTGACTGAGGTTGTTATACCTCGATACACAGGAAGCATTAGATTAGTTGGAGATAAACCTGCTGCTAAAGCTGATACATCAGCTAAAGAAGAAGGTGATTTTGACAATCAATTCTAATAGGTTAATGTATCTCACCTTAAGTAAATACAGAATTAATAACGTTGCAAGACGTTGTTGGTTTATAAACATCTAGTGTTGTAAGCTGTAGGCGTACATGAATGCTCTTTGAATTGAGTACGCCTACAGTTATTTTTTTAATTGTGAGGTGAGAGCTACCGAAATTAATTATAGCTTTAGCTATGAAAAATATTTTATGTTTAAAAGAAATATTTAAGAAGCGTGAAGTTTCTAGAGATGATGTCATAAATGTGTACGATCACATTGAAGACACAATTACTATTAGATTACTTCAAGGATCTAATATAGATGCAACACAAGTAGCACTTGTATCTAATGTAATGAGTCTAGCTCAATCATATAATAATAAGAAATTTGCAATAAAACTGCTAGAAGGAGCTTTAGCAGAAATGCAATCAGATCATTTTAGAGAAACAGGCAATAAGCTGTCTTAGAGCAACGCACACAAGCTTGTATATCCATGCATAGTCTGGGTCGCATTATACCTGTTTTGCTAATCCTAGAGGCTCTCAGAGGGCTTTATTCGTATGATTTATCATGATTTCTCTCATAATCATCTTTTCTCATACATTCATAGTGAGCTTTAGTTTTATCTGCAAAAGCTACAAATGAATCTGTATTAATCATATCTTTGCCACAATATCTACAAGGACCAATATCTATGATAGTTACTTTAGAACGATTCCAAACTTTCTTTTTCATTCTAAAATTAATTTTTTAATTGACTTCTCTCCCATATAGATTTCTGTTTCTGCCATAGAAACAATGCATCTATATTCTATGTTATCACTAACTGTTCTGTTAGCTATACGTTTACCTTTAAGACATTCAGACATACTAGGTTGTATTCTGTGTTCTTTAATCTCATGATCTACTATCATTAATAAAGCTATAACAGATTCAATCATTGATGATTACCATTCATCTTTTTCTGCAGCATATCTACTTGCTCTTTAAGATGATCTATATTTACTTTGTTATATCTAGAAGCATCAATCTCTTTTTCAATAGACTCTATCTGTCCAGATAGATGTTCAATAAGCATATACATTTCTAAGTTTTTAGGTTCTTGTTCTGCTTTTTTAAGTAGGTCTGCTTGGAATAAATGATCTGCAGTTTCTAATTTATTAAGACGTTCAACGATACCGAAGTATGCCCATACTCCAACTGCAACACAAACTACTATACCAATCATATTTCTGATTGGCATTGATACCGAAGTATTCTCTGAGATCTTCATTTTCGTTTCATTATGTCAGCACCTTTTAATCCATAAATTGCACTGACTACCCCTATAAAAATTGCTTGATACCAGTAGGGTAAATTTTTAAAATATTCGAAAAATAAATCTAGCTTAACACGTATTTCTGGATCGTCAGAGAAAACAGACCAACCCAATAAAACGATAGGCATAGATACCAGAACCAAGACAAATTCATCTTTCCAACCATTATCATTACTCTCAATAACCTTCGCTTTATATTCAAGTTCACCACTACTCATTTTTTCTGCATGACGCATTTGTGCATCTGCCATCAACATTTTTGTTTGTTGACGTTTTTTATATACATGAGAACCAGCGTTCATTGCAAGTTTAATAGCACTCAACCACATAATTAATATTTCCAGACGTTAGGTCTTACTACATACTTTTGATCAACGTCTTGTGTTAACCAATCTAAATGAGTAAAACTTTTAGCTATACCAATACCTGTAGGCTTTGGTTCATAGTGTAAAGCAAAGTCTATAAGTTTGTATTGTAACTGTGTGTTAGTTCCTATATCAATTGCCATACCTGTAGTATGTGGACCATTTTCTCCTGTGCTAGAAACCGAATTATTATGTTCGCTGCATCTATATCCAGAATTAATACTTACACCTTGTCCAATATGTTCTCTCCAATCTTGACAAAATTTAACTGCAACTTCTTGCATTTCATTTTTGCCACAATGAGAACAAGCAAATTCTTTTTCAGTAAAGTTTGGGTAATTATTATAATCCATTTTCTTTTTCCAATCTATCCATAGATAT